AAGTCATTTAAGCAATTTAAACAAAAAAAGAGTATGTCTTTTGCTGTTAAGTGTAAAAATTGTGGAAAAGAGGATCGTCCGAAGCTGGTGAAAGATGATATAGTTTGTGCAGCATGCAACAAACCTCATACTCATCTCAGCGAACCTTTCAAAATTATGTTGAAAGAAAAATTGAAAACCGCGAGTCAAGACTTATAAACGCTAAGAAAGACTTGATTATGTATGCCAAAATTGTGGAATCGTGTAGATTCTTATTGAATAATTTTCCTGAAGCGCAGGAAGTTAAAAATTATGCAGACACTCGTCTTCGAGAAAACTCTCAAGACAAATTTCAGTTTGGATATTTTCCAAATATTTTTAACTTAAAAGCCATTACTGATTTAGTGGGAGAAGAAGATTTAAGAGATATTAAATTGCTTTTCACTAAAACTATTGAAGATTCATTATACCCACGAACCATTAATGAGTTGTATTTTGAATATCATCCCCTAATATTTCCATTTAAAGATGCTTATGGTAATGTTGTTGGTTTGGTTGGTCGAAGCTTATTATCTGATGAAGAATTAAAGAGATTAAGCTTACACAAGTACAAAAACACTAAATTTAAAAAAGGTAACTTTTTATTTGGTTTGCATGAAAGTAAGCAAGCAATACTTGATGCGGATTTAGTTTATGTGGTAGAGGGGCAGTTTGATGCTATTAAAGCTTGGGAGCGTGGAATTAAAAACGTGGTAGCTTTAGGCACTTCAAGTATGTCTGTTTATCAATTTTCTGTAATTACCAGATACACTAATAACATTATTCTTTTACTAGATAATGATGAAGGTGGTCAAAAGGGAAGATCACTGATAACTAAAAAGTTTGGCAATTTAGCAAATATTCAAAACTGGTACATACCAAAAGATTATAAAGATATAGACGACTATCTGACAAAAGAAAATATCACGAAGTGCGAGGATATGTCTTTTGTTGTCACTGTTTGATGATATAAATAGGGTTATGCTACCACTTAATGCTCAATGGCGTTTGATGCCCGGTTCCTCGTTTGCGGAACAAACTAAAGGTTATGATAAATCCTCTTATGAATATAAGAAATATGTTCTAAAACAAGATATTTCTTTATCTGATCGAGTCGATATCAGTGCCGCAAATAAAACTTATGAAACTAATAATTATATAAGATTTGCATTTTTATGCGGCATCTTTGTAATTGTTATGATTGGGGCATCTATATTATGAATAAGAGACAAAATCGCTCTGACCGTTATCAGTGGGTATTATTAGAGACAGTTTGTTCTAATGATATGATGGAGGCTTTTTGTAATGAAGATAGTATTTATAATAAGCTAAACCCATTTGAGTATAATGAAAATCTTATAGAATTAGAAGAACAGCTTAAAAAAGAGTTTTGGAGAGTTGTAGATACTTTACTTACTCCAAGACAAAGAGAGGTAATTAGACTTTATGCAGACGGCTATACTCAAATGGAGATAGCTAAAATGCTAAATGTGAATCAAAGTTCAATAACTAAAAGTTTGAACGGGAACGTAGATTATAAGAATGGAAAGAAAATCTATGGCGGCGCCCGTAAGAAAATTAGAAAGATTATTGAAAATGATGAGAAGATTAAAGACATTCTAGCTAAAATAGTAGAGTGTAGAGATGAAAAATGGTAAAATAATATCTTTTAAGATATTCAATACCCTTAAAACTTGGTAATATTCTGAAATCTAACGTAGCAGGTGTATTATTAATAAAGTACATAATTAGTATCAATATTTTTCTATCTAATAAGGAATATTGTGTGTACGGGAGACGTAATGCCTAAATTTTCAGTCGATTACTCCGGTTTAGAAAACAAAATTTATAAAAAAGCTTACAGGCTTGCTGACGTTAAAGATCAGCTTGAGACTGTAGCTTTTGATATTGTTAGATTTAAAGATCATGATCATGGTGCTGACTTATGGCAAGTTCAAAGTGCCGACGATGGCGATTATATCGTAGCTTTATATAATGGTGACGGTGAGGAAAAGACCGCCGCTATATGGAATGTTACAGTTATGAAGACCGGTGGTGATTTGCAAGTCTCTTACAAGGGCGATCCTATTGTGAGGGTGGCTGCCAGCAGATTGGGTATCCCATTTGCTGAATTAAACAGAATTCCCGATTACTTACCTACAAAACTAGCTGAGAATAAAAAACTAGTTAAAGCCTTGTTAAATGAGCTATCTGCCTCAGCTAAAAACGAGGTATTAAAGAAATACCCAGAGTTGGTTTAAATACGGAATAGGAACTTCTATGAGCCTCGATAAAATACAGCAACTAGTAGGTTCTCTAGCAAAGTCAGTAGAGGACAACGAAAAATTGGCAACTCCGATTTTATCGGCAAAGTTAGCTAAATGCCTTGAAGCCTATCCTGGTGACCAAACCATCGGTTCGATGGCAAGAGTCATTGATAAGATGGCTTCTAATAATACTCTTTTTATTCGCAAAGCGGATTTCAAGACTTTATATAATAAGTTACATTCTCGCAACAGTAAATTTGCGCAGCTTTTTCAAGAAGAGCTAGGAATAGAGGAACAACTATCTACACCGACCTCTATTAAAAGAGATGATGCGGTTCAAGTTCAAACTTATGAAGTAGGCGATCAAATTCTTGCAAACGCTTTAAATAGCGTATTTGATAAGCAACTTCCATTAAAGATGTACTCCCAGCCATTGGCTGATAAGGCTCAACGCTCCGTTGCCACCACTTTGGATGCATGGAATTTAAAGCCATCTTTTATTAGTGTTGCCGATGGTAGTGATAAATTTTTAGTAATTAAAGCTGATTACGAAACCCCAAAGGGTATTACTAGTTTTTATGTCCCAGTTGAAATTCATGGTAACAAAGTTACTGAAGCTTCAGTTTTTATGGGAAATGCTGGTCCTCAAGATTTAAATCATTCTAATTTGAAATCGTATATTACTACTTATGCTGGTACCAAGTTAAAAGCTGATGGTACCGCTATTTTAGCAGTATTAACTAGTGCAGCCTCTGAAAACAGAGAAATAAGTGATGCAGAGATTGCTTTAACTAAGTTAAATGCTACTAGACAAGGTAAATCTGAGTTTTTTCAAAATCAAATTATTGGTCAAAAAGTATCTACCGCATCTGTTAAAGATGTTGAGCTTCCAAAGTATGATGAATTTACATCATTTGAAAAGTCATTCACTACTCCATATGGTGTAGCGGCTTTCCAATTTGGTGGCGATAATGTTAAAATTGCTAGAGAAAATATTGCTAGAGAAGTAGTTGGATATGGCTATAAGAGCCCACAAGTTACTGTAACTGGTAGCGATGATAATACAATTTTTTATGGTGTTTCTTTAGATGCTGGCAAGGTTGCATTTACTGTTCCAGTTAAGGCAACTGATGGTAAATTAAATAAACCAAGTGTTCTTTTGTGTAACGGCTCTATGCATGTTTTTAACCAAGACAGTGTAAATGAATTATATGTTAATAACCAAAGTGATTATAAGGTTGCTGCCGCAGCCTCTCCACAATTTGGTTTGAAGCCAAGTGATTTGGTTAATAATATTAGACAAGCTATTGCTGAGGGAAATCATTCTAAAGCAGAAGATGCTCTTAATGTTCTTGCCAATGCCGGCGACGAAAAGGCGTATGCTCACGGATTCCATGCTTTCTTGACTGGGTTAAGTGGTAAATCAGAGAAAAAGGCTGCTGAAAATTGTTGCTCTATGATAATGAAGAGCGCTAGTAGCCAACATCCAATTTGTGGTCACACTGGATTGCCATTACATAAAGTTTATCAAGATAAAGAGGGAAACTGTCGCCCAGCCTATAGACAAGGTATGGATGAATCCTACGAGGGCGCCGTTTTTAATAATCACAAAATCTTTGGATAAACCACATGAAAATAACCAGGCTAGCCGATCTTTTAGTGTTGAAGTATAAGCTCGCCATTTCTCCGGCAGAGTTAGAGGCTAACTTACGTAAAAAAATTGACGCTTTGTGGTCTTATCCTAATAAACACTTTAATATTTTAAAAGCCTGTGCTGACTCGGGAGCTTCTAAACCAAAGAGCCCAGATGAGCGCATTGCGGTTGCTGGGCATCTTTTTTGCAAAGAACTATTAAGCTGGATTGATTATTTGAAAGATAATTCAGCCACTTTATCTTTGGGAGAGATTAGAGAGTCGCTTCTCAATATTGCTAAATTAATTGAGAGAAATCAAAATGCTACTTTTAATAGCGCCGGTAAGTATGATGCCAGAATGCCATCAACTGATAGGCAGTTTCCACATGTTTCAAAATTAATTTTTGAAATGGTGCCAATTAAAAGAAAGCATGATAAAAAATTAAGAGATGAACAGTATTCTAAAGCTAGAACTGGTTTATCTAGAATTGTTAGTGTTGCCTCTGATATGATGGATGATATCCGTACGCTTGAGGTTATGGTTCCTGAGAAATTTACGCATAAAGACACAACAGATGTAGATATTAATTCTAAAATGCCAAACAGATTTAATCCACAAAGATCGCCTATTTCTGTAAATGATAT